TTGTCTCGCCCTTACTAAATCTACCTCCATCATCTTGGAATTTTAAAATGTATTCTCCTTCCAAGAAAGGAACAACAGCCTGTGTAGAGTTTCCAGGTAAAGCATCTATCAAATCAACTGCATTGGCAAAGGTTCCTGTGCCATCAGTTTTAGTAGAGTGTCTTACATAAACAAATCCACCATGAGTAACATCAATATCCTCTGCTACATCCCATCGAAGTCTTACTAACTTATCAGAAAATGGCTCCATTGTTAGATTCTTAACGTCACCTGGAACAGCAGTTTTACCAACAGCGTTAAATGTTATATCAGTAGAAGTTGCACTTAAATCTAATGCTGCGTTATAACTGAAAACTTCTATTTCATACGTTCCAATGGAAGTGTTAAATATCTCAAAATCAGGAGAAGAAACAGTAGTGGATACAAAGTTTCCACTGTTAAATCTGTAGTTGACCTGATACTGAGTTACACCATCAATAGGCGACCAACTGATAATTAACTTTGATACTGCCTGATTATTTATAACTACTAATTTTTCTTCAGCGACAAGTGCAGATGGCGGTTCTTTTGGCAGATTTAAAACAGATATAGTTCTTTCGGGTAAAGTAAAGTTTTCCTCTTCAATAAATCTGTATTTTTCATCTACATACGATAATGCTGTTATTACATAATTGATGCCATCTTCTTCGGTTACACTTATGACTCTAAATTTCTGAGGCTGAGAATCATCATTTTCTAACAACCAAACACTATTAGCATTAGGAACAGCACTTAAATTTCCTGAGAGTGGAATAACACCATTTAAAATATCACCCGAAACATCTTTAGTTTCAACCGTTCCATCAGGCATGATTACTGATACTTTAGCGTTGTTGTCGCTGGGTAAGTCAGTTTCAGTAAAATCATCGACAGTTATCGTATTTAAAGTTGCACTTTTAATTCTGCCTCCTCTTCTTATTCCAGAACGTACAGGATCAGCAATTTCTATAACTGCACCTGGTCTTACAACTACACCAGAATCAATGGAAGTGGAAAACGTAACTACTTCTGATTCATGCTGTTCTGCAAAAAGAATTGATTTTCCTAATCTGGCTGCCTGCCCTCTAGAGGTACACCCGAAAGCCTTAACTTGTTTGGTTATTATTCCATACTTATCTATAGCATCATCATCTTCAACAAGCTCAAAATCCATTTGTCTCGTATCCATATTGAAGTAAGAAACAGCTATTGCTGTATGTCTGGTTTTCAAACTCGAACCAGAATAACTAAACCCTGCTTCATTGACATTTGCTAGGGTAAATAAATAACTACTGTCTTTAGGGCTGTCTTGAGCAAGCGTTATTGTTCCTGCTGTCCAAATAGGCATACAACGCATAATACCTGCTATGTTATTTATCAAATCAAAAGCTGATGTTGAAGATTGAATATTTACGTTACAGCTAAACCTTGCTTCTTTTGCACTTCCGAAACCACTTCTAACTAATTCATTTGCAAATTTACTTGCAGTTACAAAAGAAAATAAGTCTAAATTTTCGTATCGTTTAGCATCAGTGCTTTGATCTGGAGAAATATGAACGCCAAATCCATATCTATGTTCTGTGAGAAGGTCCAATAACACCATGCTTGGACACGAGGTCCATTGGGCTGCTCCCATAACTCCGTTAAATATATAACCAGACGGATAAATTATTCTGCCAGTATCACTATCTACAGTAGGCGTTCCAGAATTATTTGCTCCTGCTCCTGGAATCCTTACTTTTATACCTCTAAGTCTATACTTCCTAGTGGGTATAGAGCCAAACGACATTGAATCTAATCGAAGTGAGGCGTATGCACTATTAGGATATTTATTATTAGAATCAACTATTGTTGTAAAACTTGTCCATTGAAATTCGTTTTGCAGACTAGAACTCGTACTATCTTTTGTAACCCTAGTAACCTTAATATCAACAGTATCATTGGCATCTTTAAAGATACTGTTGTTTATATTTATACTGTATTGTTTTTGGTAGGCATCAGCAGTTCTACCTTTGATAGTGTCATCAATTTTTGTACTATATCCACCAGAATTGTAAGAAAGAGCTATTTTTAGCCTTACCTTTGATCCTTCTATATCACCATTCTTTTTTGCGTGTTGTATTTGAGGAAATGTTACTGTTACTTTGATTCTGTCAATATTTGTTTCTTCTTGAGTGGTAGCTTGAATCTGTCTGATAACAGGAGTATCTTTTTTCACAACAGCATTTACACCGATTGTCGCTGCGTTGCTCAATATTCCTTTAATTTTTGATTGATTTGCAGTTCCGAATCTAGGAATAAACTTTACATCTTGAAAATTAAAATCTTTTGATTTTGTACTAGCAGAATTAGCAGATGCTCTCAAAACAGGAGTGTCATTTAGAAAAACATCTTTTAATGCAGCCTTATTATATGTGCTAGTGCCTTGTGTTCTACCTTCTTTAGATGCAGTAGCAAAACCTTCTATTTCTCCTTCAGAAAATAAGTCAAGAAAAGTACCAAATTGCCTACTATGAAGCGTATCTTTAGCAATCGTTGGTTCGGGAGCCTTCTTTTGTCCTCCTCCACCAGATCCGATAATATTTTTTGGTAAATCCGTCATTCGTCTGCTTTAACTTGATCGGTGTCTATTGCACCAGAAATTACTACAGATCCAGTAAACATTTCTCCATACACTATAGGAACAGGAGTACCTGCTCTACTTGTATTTTGAGTACCTGCAAAGTTAAAAGAAAGTCTAGGATCATCTTCGGGAACTTCAAGTGTTGGAGTAGGAAATAACATATCACTTACACCACTTAAAACTAAAGCAGAACCAATACCAAATGCAGCTTTAGTAAGACCACTTGCTGCTGCAAGAGACTTTCCAAAACCAGCAAGAGTTAAACCGCCAAAAGCAAAAGCACCAGCAATTAAAGCTGCACCAAATAATATTTTTCCAAATCCTCTACCAGCACCAGTTATAACGGGAACAATATGTACGTCTTTTGTCGCTCCTATTGGATCGTATAATTCCTCTTTATCAATGGCATAATCACCAACTTTGACTTGGTAATATTTTGGATTCATGTATTGTTCTACTTGAGGAAAATTATTAACTAAAAAACTTATAACTTTTGGAATATTACTCGCTTCAATTTCAAATTCTTTATGACCTACAAATTCTGCAAGTTCACCATATAGTTTTAATTTACGCAACATAACGATACCTACCTCCAGTACATTTTTGTAACCATTGAGAATAAGGCTCTCTACAAGATAGTCTATCGGTTAAATGATGTAAAACATCTCCATCTAAGAAAATAGCTACATGATTTAAACCTGGCGATCCAATAGACATCAATATAGCGTCACCATCTTCTAGCTTTTCGTCTGGTCTTAGTGCTCTGAAACCAGTTCTCCAAGCACAACTTTCAAACAATGGATTTAAAATAAATTCCTCTGGTGTTGTAGGTCTATCCCAATCTTTTAAGACAATATTCTTTTCTTCCTTATACCAATCTCTCACTAAACTCCAACAATCCGTAACACCCCAAACCCACGGTCTGCCTAATAATGCTGGTTTATATCCACAGGGCTCTAAATATGCCCATTGTTCTGTTTTAGGATTAACAATATGCCAGGGAAGATTACTTTGTTCGCAACTAATCTTATCTGCCTGACTAGGTGTTGGAGGTGTAATCGGATGACTATGAACAACAGCCGTAATCTCACCTGTATTATCTGCTTTTATATAATCTTCTGGGTCGATTATGAAACACTGGTGGTCTGTCATAGATAAATTACGACAAGGAAAATAACTTTCCTTACCCTTAATATTTAAAAGCAAACCACAAGATTCCTTTGGATCTTCACGTTGTGCATGAAGTAATGCTTTATATTTCCAACTCATACTACAAAGCTACCAATAGCAGGAAAATCTTTCCTTGTACACTGACGTTGAGGTGCTCTTACTCCCACCATATCTATTGCTGCTGCTAACTCAAATTCTACTATCTCTCTATTTTCTGTTGCTTTTCTGTCTATTTTGTATATTTCTTTTGGAAACTCTGCTGTAGGATCTGGTGTACCAAATGGATTAGTTT